GTATCAACACCATAACCAAGATTTGAACGTATCAATGGAGAATACAAAGAATCTGCACACTTCGATGTCGATAGAACCGTACGTATTTGAAGTTCATCATAAATCTCATTAAGTTGAGAATTGGTTTCTTCACAAAATACGTTTCCCGGTTCACGCATCCATTGGAGATTGATTACATCACGACGTGTTTCAGAATCGAGACAAACTATCATTGCGGCGAGCTTAAGATGATGCTCAGCGACAACATGATCAGAGGTTGCTGGGAGACCAAGACCACCAAGACACTTAGGTAAAACCCAAGATACTGGAGGCAAGGTGAGAAGATGTGGTTTTGCGTAGTGATATGCTCTTTTGAGCAACACATCGCGGAACTCAACATCCCAGCCCTTGATAAGTTCGTTCATTCGACCCTCTAATGTTTTGCCATGACGTAAAGCCTCTCCAATGAAAAGTGAGGCATTCTTCCGGCGCTCTGTACTAGTATGTTGAGTACAGTATACAAGATTCATCTTGAGAATCGGCACCTGTTTCACAGTTACAGCACTACAGCTATAGTCCCAGGTCTCACCACAGTCGAATAATTGTGAGTTAATAACTCCATAACGACGTGAGACATAGTTCTTTCCAGGACTTGGCGACAGGCCCGCGAGTGTGACATTATGAACCCAGTTCTGATACTGACCCGATGGTATGGTGAAAATAACATCATCACCATTGATGAGAAATGCGCCATCCTTGAGTGTTATTGTTCGTCCGAAAGAACGTTCAAGAGCATCTCTAGTGACAGCTGCGTTGATAATACAGAGAATAGGAAAACTAATAGGTGAACCCATTAGTTGACCCCAAATCTGTTTCTCATCCACATGTCGGTCAGAAGGAAGAGTTAAATCATCATCGTAAACCTTTCCCGTCCGGCCCAGCTTTCCTTTGTTACGCCGATACTCGTCAGCTGTTCGATCATCTATAAGATGACCCGTCAGACAAGACTTGAGGATCAAGGCATCTTCGAATGGAATCTTGAATTTCTTCACGATTCTACGAAGACAAACTTCAGAAAGCCAGGGATGGAGGTTATCGGTTGCGGCAGAGTAATCGCCACTTACGATTTGACAATGTTGTCCAGATGATTTACCAAAATTCAGAACTCGTTCTAAGTCGAGATTCTCGAGCGGGCGTCCAGTTAAGCTGAAACATTCACAAAGCTGTAAAAGGTTCCACAAAAAAGGTTGGTAATTCTGCGAAATTTGGTATGGCACGGCTTCACCTTTCGAAATCACTCGAACCTTGAAAGGCTCAAGTATAGGCTCACGTCGAACATAAACACCAGTTCCCCATCCATCACGTGATGGCTGCATTAGATCTTTTTGATCTTCTTCACAGAGAACCCCATAGACTGGTACGGGCTGAACAAAACGATCCTTCCTGGTTGCATAACCAAGAAGAGGTCGTATACAGACGATAATTTCACCGTCTGAAAATTGTTCAGAACCTTTCATCAGATTGAGGTTCCTAAGAAGACATTGTAATGCGCCACCCTTACTTCGCGTTACTTCGTAACAAGCGGAAAGTGAAGGAATCTTTTGGTGGTGGGTGTCAGCTCTAAGACGTTTAGCTCTCAATAATTTATTTCGGAGTTGAGCAGACGATGTAGGAGTATCATAATTCACTTCGGGACGAACGCTATAATTAAATAGCTCGTCAACCGTTCTATCGATCTGGTCTGCCAGACGTATAACATCTGGAAGTGACCGTTCGGTAGTTAGTGCTTTAAGATTCTTTTCCATCGCCTGTTCAACAACGTTATCACTTACTGCAGGAGCGATTCGCTTGGTCGCATAGATGCT